CCTCCTTCCGTGCTGCCCGCGCCGGAACGGAAAACGATTATGACACCAGCAACGCCCGCAACACCCGCAACACCGCCTCAGAGCGAGATTTCGAAGCTCCCCCGCGTCATTTATCACTGGGAAGGGCCGGATGAAACGGAAGTCAAGCTCACGCAGGAAATCGTGCGCCAGAAATCCCTCGCCACCTACCGCGCAGCGCATTACATCGAGTACGCAGCGGCGGCAATTGGTGGGTGTGGATCAATCTAGCGTCAAGCACTAACGACTTCGCGTCGCGCGCGTTCCCCCTCCTTCCGCGCGCGCCGTTGTAGCGAAAGCATCCACGGGCCGCAAACGCGCGTGAGCGGCCCTGGCTTTTGCCCACGATCATGAACCACGCGCAGCAGCTCCTCGAACGCAGCCGCGCGGCGACGCGCGCGCACAGGCCGCGGCATTTCCCCGCCGTGCTGCCCGCGCCGGAACGGAAAACGATTATGACACCAGCAACGCCCGCAACACCCGCACCGCCTCCTCAGAGCGAGATTTCGAAGCTCCTCGGCGTCATTTATACGCTCGGCATCGGCGCCGTAGCGATCTTCGTGAAAAACCCCAACCACCTGACCACGGCGACCAGCATCGTCACCATCCTGGAAGACCTGCTGCCCAGCCTCGAAGCGCTGCTCTAACCCGTTGTCCCGCCGCGCAAATCCCAGGTAGGTACGCCTGTGACCGACGCGGCGGGCTTGCCCGTTAAGGCATCGTTAGGCGGCAGGCGCGCTCAGCGCGGTCACCTGCTGCTGCCAAAAAGCCAGATTCGCGCGCGCTGTAGCGAGCGAATTCTCGGGGCTTACAACCACCGCAACCTCCGGGGCCGGGACCCACTGGAAATTCTTGAACGCGGCCGCGCCGGGCGTGGGAAGGTACTGCCACGATCCGCCGGCGCCCACTCCATTAGCCCACTGGATCGCCAGCATGTAGGCAACGGTGCTCGCAACGAGCACGCCCTCCACCGGCGCGGCTGCCGTGCCTATGTTCGTGTAAAACGAGTACAGCCGGCGCGGGTCTCCTGGCGGAGTACGCCAACCGAAGACGCTGCCGAAAGGCGTCTCATCGACGACCATCAGCAGGGCCTTGGGATGCGGGCCGGATGGGCCGGTGGCGGCTGGAGCCAAAGCCGCCATTAAAGCGGTGGCATCCGACAGCATGCACACCGACTGGGATTCGTCCAAGACTTGCACTCCTCCGCCGGGCAACGTAATTGAAACGACGAACGGCGCCGGGTTTACAAATGGTGAAACTGGAAACGTCTCTGCCATAACGGGTAACTCCTAAGGCCGGAACGGACGGCCAGCCGTGATTTGCTTTCAACCGTATTATAGTCCCTCAAAAAAAAAGGCACCAATGGACCTTCTAGGCCTCGATAAACTCGAACCCGCGCTCGCCGCGCAAGTGCAGACCATCGCCAACGGCCTGGAAGCCAGCGTGCAGGCTGGGCTCGCCGCCACCGTCACCGAAGTGACAGGCCTAATGCAAAACATGCGCCTCAAGGGCACGATCACGATAAACGTGGACTTGGCGCTCGCTCCGGGCGTGGCGGCAAAGAAGCCCCAGTAAACTCCTCCTCGAATTCCGCGTTGCACGCTTCCACGCGCACCAACATGGCCGCGTAGAGGGCTTCCCGCTTCCGGGCTTCCGCCCTCAGTTCGGCATTTTCCCGCTCCAGTACGCGCACACGCGCGTGTTCCTCACCCAACGCGCGGAGGTCCGCCGTCGGGCAGCCCAGTATGACGGCAAGCCCATCGGCAAGCCCATGAATTAATACCTGCACGCGCACGCGTTCCTCGCCGGAAATCCCATCAATGAGCGTGCGCAGAGCTTCTTCCAGTCCGCGCAGGCGCGCGTTTTTCTCGTGGTCGGTATGGTATACCATATTCGCGCCACCCTTCTCCTCGCATTCCGGCATCGTTTGCCTCCTGACCCAAGTTTAAACCCATGACAATCCACGCCATCGCCGCGCTGGTCGCTCTCGGCGTGCTGATCGCCACGTGGCCGAGAAATCCGCCCGGCAAGAGACAATTCTTTGAATAATTTCTATACCCAGCACATCGCGGGCGCCGCGGGCTTCCACTCGACCGACGAGTTCCGCGACCTGGCGTGGCTCGAACCCGCTACGCGGTCGGCCGCCGTCGCAATCATCGCGGGCGCGGCGGCTATTGGCATCACGCTGTTCGCGACCGAGACGTACCGCTCCGTCGAGCGGCAAGCCATGCTCTACGCGAAGGGCGCAACGCACCTGAAAAACGTGGGCGTGCATCACTTCGGCCTGGCCGTCGACTTCGCTAAGCTGATCGACGGCAAAGCGTCGTGGGCGGGCGACTGGGCGTTCCTCGGGCGGCTGGCCGAGTCGCAAGGATTGATCTGGGGCGGCGATTGGGGCTTGCCCGCCGTGCCGCACACCTTCCGCGATTTCGATCACGTGCAGCGCTGCACGCTGGGCGAGCAGACGAGACTGTTTGCCGGCACGTGGTACCCGGAGGCCGCATGACGATACCGAAAGCGCGCCGCGCCGCGTTCCTGGCGCAATTCAACGATCCTCTCTATTCGGTTGGCGGCAAGATGGCGACCGCGCGCCAATTCCTCGACTGGCATCGGCGGCCCTTTGCAGCAGTCTTCCCAGCCCAGATGGAGGGGGAGGACTACTTCGAACTCGCCGAAGACTACGCGGATTATGTGTGCGCTTGGGAGAAGTCGGGCTTGTTTGCAGGCACGTGGTACCCGGAGGCCGCATGAAGCGCGCTTTCGGCATCGCTGTGACTCCCGCCGCGTTCCTGGCGCTTGTCTATCCGCTGTGCGCCGCGCACGTCACGCTGGCCACCGTCGCGGCGGGATCGACAATCGCGGTGAACGCGCTCGACATTCGCACCACGGCCGCGAAAGCGTTGAAGGTGCTGCGCACAGCCAAGCGCGTGGCCAAAAATCTGAAAACGAAAGCAACAAAATGAATTTGCAAGGCATCTGCGCGCTGGCGGGGCTGGTGGTCAATCTGGGCCTCGGCATGATCGTGTTTTTCGTGCGGGCCGAGGTCACCAAAAGCCTCGAAACGTTCCGGACGTATATCGAAGACAAATATGTCAGCGAGCGCACGTGCAACGCGCGCATGTCCGAACGGGCGGTCGCCATGCAGCCACAGCGCCGGCAGAGCCACAGCGGAGCGGGCGCGTGAGCGTGCCGCGCAGCCAGGACGTGCTGAGCCGGTGGCGGCAGTATGGCGACGGCGATTAAGAGCTACTCCGCCCAGCCGCGCTTTTCGGACTCCAGCCGTTTCACCTCGTTGTAAGTGATGCCCGGCGTTTCTTTGGCGTACGGACGCATCAGCGCCATGATGGATTTGACTTCCTTGCGAATAGGCACGGCTTTGAAGCGCGCTTCGAGCGAGTAGGACAGGCGCTCAAACTGACGCCACGTCGCCTTTCCCTTGCGAAAGATCTTGCCGTTGGGCAGGTGGATCCGCTTTGGGATGTGGCTGAACCGCCTCTCGAATTCCGGGAAGGTCAGTTGCTCGTTTCTGAATTGCTTCTCGAATTCGGGCAACTCCTGCGCGGCGGAATCATACCTTTCGGCTCCGCGCACTGGCAGTTGATCGAGTGGTTCTCTGTGCAGCGTGAACGATTCAATTGCCTTGCGCACGTCTTTGTTGTTTCTGAACCATTCGCCGTTGTGGCGATGCTGGGCAAGCGTACGATGTAACCGCCTCTCTGTTTTCAAGTCGCCCGGTATCCAGCCGAGCAACCTGAACACGCATGGATACGCGATTTGAAGCGTGGCCAAGCGCTTGCGCACGTCCCTAGAGAAACCGATTTTGACGTACGCCGAATCCTCCGTCTCGATGAAATAAACGAAGCCGCAGGCCGCGCGCGGTTGTTCTAAAATGCGGTTAGGCATGGTCTGAAAAACCTCTTTCGGATCAAGTTTAGAGCCGCCGCCGGACTGAACCTCCGACGCGGCTCGCTTCTCTCAGATTCTACCTCAGTGCCAACCGAACGCAAGCCCCTAGCCTCGACCGCCGCAAAAGCCAAAGCCTTTCTTGAGGCTTTCCGCCGCACCGCGAACGTGACCAAAAGCGCGAAGGCTGCGGGAATCGGCGTCCGGACGCATTATCGTTGGCTGGACGAATCCGAATCCTACAAGGCCGCGTTCGAGAAGGCGAAGCCCATCGCAGCCCGGTTTCTGCTGGACCGCACCATCGAAGGCTGCACTGACGGCTGGGAAGAGCCTGTGTTCTACCAGGGCGAGCCAATCCGCGAGCGCAAGTACGCGCCTGACGGAAAGACCGTGATCGGATACGGCAAGGCGCTCACGATTCGCCGCTTCGATCTGGGCGGGCGGCAGTTCCTGCTGCGCGGCCTGATGCCGGACGTTTTCGGCGCGAAGGTCGAAATCGGCGGCAAAGACGGCGGCCCGGTGAGCACGCGCCTGGAAGTGGTGTTTGTGAACGCCAAGCCGGCTGAGACGCCGACCGCGTGAGGGCCGAGTTTCCGGCCAAGCTGCAGTTCCTGTTCGAGCCGCACTCCGATAAGTACCTTTGGGGCGGCCGCGACGGGATGAAGTCGTGGGGTATGGCGCGCGCGCTGCTGATCATGGGTGCGGAGAACCGCCTGCGGTGGCTGTGCTCGCGCGAGACCATGAAGTCGATCGCCGAGTCGGTCCACCAACTTCTCGAAGAACAGATCGACAAGCTGGGCCTGGGGGATTTCTACCGCGTCGAGAGGGCGCGGATCGTCGGCACCAAGCTGCACGCGACAGGCATGTACGGAGCGACGCTAGATAAAAGCCGTCTGCCGTTGCAGCCCGGATACAGCGAGTTCGTTTTCGCCGGCTTACGCCACAACGTAAACGAAATCAAGTCCATGGAAGGGCTCGACGGAATCTGGATCGAGGAGGCGGACAACGTCTCCGAACACTCGTGGGAGACGGTAATCCCGACGATCCGGAAAGAGTTGTACCACGTTGAGAAGGGCGTCATCGGCAGCGAGGTCTGGGCGTCGTTCAACCCCAAGCTCGCCACCGACTACACGTACAAGCATTGCGTCTTGAACCCGCCACGGGGCGCGGTGAGCGTCCGGACCAGCTACAAAGACAACATCTGGCTGTCGGAGATCTCGCGCACCCGCATCGCGGACATGAAGGCTACGGACGAAGCCAAGTACCTGCACATCTATGGCGGCGAGCCGGATAGCCAGGTCGAGGGCGCCATCTTCGGCCCCGAGATGAAGCAGGCGGCGGCGGAAGGCCGCATCGGCAGCGTGCCTTACAACCGCGCGCGTCCAGTGGACACGGTCTGGGACCTGGGATTCGGCGACCCCTGTTCGATCTGGTTTGTGCAAGCCTACGACGGCTGGTTCAATTTCATCGACTACTTCCAGGACGATCACATCAACATCGCGGATTACGTGATCATGCTGCAAAACAGGGGCTACGTCTATGGCAAAGACTGGCTGCCGCACGATGGCATCGACACCATCATCCACCAAAACCTGGCGGGATCTTCCGACCGCACCATGTCTATTCTGGAGCTGGTGCGCGGCGCGGGACGCAAGGCGGACATCATCCGGAAGATGCTGGTGACCGACCAAATCAACGCTGCGCGCACCGTCTTTCCGCAGTGCCGGTTTGACGAGAAAAAATGCGCGGACGGCCTGCAGGCGCTGCGGCATTACCAGTGGCCGCCGCTGAGCGCGGAAGGCGTGGCGCAGCGCAAGCCGCTGCACAACTGGAGCTCGCACGCGTCGAGCGCGTTCATGGGCGCGGCGGTGGTGCTGCGCATGCCGAAAGCGCCCGCCGAGCGCGGAGAGCGCAGGCGGGTTTCGACTAGTCCGTGGAGCTAAACATGAAGCTGAAAACATCAACGCGCAACGCGCTGCCGGCGTCCGAGTTCGGCATGCCGGGACAGCGCAAGTACCCGATGCCCGACAAAGGCCACGCCGCGAACGCGAAAAGCCGCGCCACGCAAATGGCGAAGGCCGGCAAGCTCTCGCCGGCGAGCGCCGCGCGCATCCGCGCGAAAGCGGACAGGCTGCTGGGGAAATGAGCCAATACACAGCGAAGCCCGTCACTGTGACGGCGCACAGAATCGTGGGCGTAGGAGCCCTGGAAACAGACGGGTCGATGCATCTCGCCCTCGAAAACGGGCAAAACGTTATAGCGACGCCCAGAATGCTGGCAAGATATTCCCCGCTCCCCTGGGATTATTGGGTGATCCAGCAAGACGGATACGAGTACCTCAATCCGGCGGCAGTCTTCGAGCGCAGATCTCGCCGCGCTCCAGCAGCTCCGAAAGGCCAGTGAATGAAAATCGAATCGATGGAAATGACGCCAAGCGCCAACGGCGGCCAGGGCAAGCCCGGCAAGGGCGAGGACTGCCCCATGTGCGGGGGCAAGTAGCATGGTAAAACGCCACCAGCGCGCCGGCATGGACGCCGCCGGCCGCCTGCTGCGCCTGCACGGGCTGCCGCCCACGAGCGACGGCGCCGCGCTGCTGCCCGCCCTCGGCGGCCTAATCAAAGATCACGCGCACTTCCGCGATCTGCTTATGGTGTGCGCGCCGGAACAGCGCGGCAATATGTACGAGTCGCTGCGGTGCAATCTGAATTTCCGGCCGCATCCGCTAGACGTGTACGTGTCCGAAGCCGGGCGCATCGCGGAAGGCAAGCAACTGCCGACGCAAGATCCGGAGGGCAACATGCACGCCTACCAGGCCCCGGAGATCGGCGAGCCGGCGACGGAAAAGCCCGACCAGGCCAGCCTCGATATTCTGACCGCGCAGAGGGCGGTGGACGCGGCGGTGCCGCGCGAGCATCTGATGCTCACATGCCGCAAATGCACGCGCGTGGCTTATTTCGAGGGCTGGAACAAGGCGCTCGCCATTCACGCGGCGCGCGAGGCGGGCTGGACCTGGGATGAGGTCAAGGGCGATGGCGTGGAAGTTTGCCCGCTGTGTCCGTAGCCAGCCACTAAGCGCGCGGGCCTTTTGACGTAAATCGTATCGCCGGGAGCTAGGCCGGCGAACTTAAACTCTTCCGCGAAGCTCGCCATGAGGGCGTCATGTGTCCATATCGCGTTCACCCCCGCATTGACGAGGCGGTCGCCGGGTTTTAAGCAGATGCCCTGGCGGAGGGTCTCTTGGACCGGCCACACGAGCCAGTTCTCCATTTGATCTGCTGCCCATTCCGCGGCGACATTCCTTTGACCTGCTGCCCATTGCGCGGCGACATTTGCCTTCGGATTGAAGAAGCTGCCAGTGCCACCGAAGGCGCGCCGCGACAAATCTAACTTGCGCTTCGGCGCGAACGCCGCAGCCACGAGCGCGAAGAACGCGCGGCGATTGAACTTCATGGCTCCAGTATGGCACGCTACCCGCACCGACCGCGCGTCGTCGCGCAAACCGATATCGCCGACCTGCTCCACGAGCAACTGGACCATCTGATCGCCGTCAAGGGCGACCGCTACCAGCGCGTGTATCTCGCGCTGATGGAACTTTTCGTTACCAAGCTTTTCCCGCAGGCTGCGAACCGAGCGGCGGACGCATCGGAGCAAAGTACTCGAACATCGATCCATCCGGAGTGAGGCGCAAGTAATGCGGCAGCGTGGCCGCGAGTTCAGCCGAACAAACGTAAACAAGCGTGGATCGCATCACGCCGTCAGTTAGGCACATGACCGTTGCTACCGGGCCCATGAGCGGGTCTCCGGCAACCCCGCTGGTCACCCAGCCCCACGCATCGGGCCGCCGCGCTTCGATCAGCCGTTGAGCTAACGCAGGGGGCCGCTTCTCCTCGCAGTCAAGGTCGAGCGCTGCCAGCCCGTTTGCGATGGAGGAGGTTCGGATAAAGACCGGCACAGAGTCCGGATGTGCATTAAGCCAGTCAATTTCCTCCTCCACTGGCGTGTGCCTGAAAACGTTGAACGTTTCGCCCGTGCCTGGCGAATAGTGTTGCATTTCCAAATCAGCCGGTTCTCGCGCCACCCCTAATTCTCCCATGTCGATGTACGCAGATAAAGACGATCAGCAGCAGCCCACGCCGCCGCTCGTGGTAAGCGAGTCGGACGAGGAGCTGCTCACCGAGATACGCGATACCTACACCGATTTCTCCATGCGGTGGAAGGACATCAAAGACGAGCGGAACATCGACCTGCAATACATCTGCGGCGATCCCTGGTCCATCGAAGACCGCAAACAGCGCAAGGCGGACGGGCGGCCCTGCATCTCGCACGACGAGCTGAGTCAGTACGTGAACTCATGCGTCAACAGCGTGCGGCAAAATAAGCGCGGCATGAAAGTAGAGCCGCGCGGCGGCACCGCTACCGAAAAGACCGCCGAGGACCGCCAGAATCACATCCGCGCCATCGAATACGAATCGAAAGCGCCGGACATCTACCTCAACGCGTTCCAGGAGTTGGTGGAGGGCAGCTACTCGTTTTTCCGCGTGGGCAGCGCCTACGCGTCCGACGACGCGGCGTGCATGGACGCTTCGATCTTCGATCAGAAGATCACCATCAAGCCCATCGCAAATCCGAATTGCGTACTGTTCGATCCGGACTGCAGAGAGCCAGACTGGTCCGACGGCGAGCGGTGTTTCGTCGTCGAGCCGATGACACGCGCGGACTTCAAGCGCAAGTGGAAGCGCGCGCAAATCACCGACTTCACGCCCGATCACATGATGCTGGCGAAGGACTGGATCCAGGACAAAAACGTCCTGGTGGCCGAGTTTTGGAAGGTCCTCAAGACCGAGAGCCATAAGTACGAACTCGAAGACGGGCGCGTGGTGAACACGCTCGGCAAGGGCGAGAAGCCCGTCAACGAGCGCGTGGTGGTGACGCGCAAGGTCATGCAGTACATGACCAACGGCGTGGAAATCCTGGAGCGCAACGTGTTTCCGGGCAAGCACCTGGGCATCATTCCGATGATCGGGCTGCAGCGCTGGGTGGAAGAGGGCGGCATCGTCAAGCGCAAGCTCTTCTCTCTGGTGCGCCTGGCGCGCGATCCGCAGTTGTCTCTCGCGTTCCTCGTCAGCCAGCAGATGGAGGAAGCGGGACTCACTCCGAAGACTCCCTGGGTCGGGTATGTGGGACAGTTTGAAACGGACAAGGAAGCGTGGGAGAACAGCACGAAGGTGCCGACATCCATGCTCCAAATCGACGTGGTTGTAGATGGGGCCTCCGGGCAAATCCTGCCGCCGCCCCAACACCCGCAATTTACGCCGAACTTCCAGGCTTACGAAGTCGCCAAGGATTCGTGCAGGCGCGCCATCCAGGCCGCCATGGGCATCACGCCGCTGCCTACGGCCGCGCAGCGCGATAGCGAGAAGTCCGGCGTCGCGCTCGAAAAGATCAAGCAGCAGGGCGACATCGGCTCGTTTCACTTTGTGGACGGCTTCGATCGCGCGCTGTCACTGTGCGGCCGCATCGTCGATTCGCAGATCCCCGTGCGGTACGACACGGAGCGCAAGGAGTCGCTGCGCAAGGCCGACGACTCCCGCATGATGGTCACCTTCAACACCGAGGAGCCATACCCGAACGAAAAGGGCGAGATGGTCCACTACAAGGTGGACCCCGACGCGGATCACGACGTCACCGTGAGCGACGGCCCATCGCAGGCTTCGCAATACGAAGCCGCCGCCGAGTTCGTGGACTCACTGCTCGCCGCGCTGCCTACGCTGCCGATCGCCCCGCCGCAGGCGCAGAAAATTCTGGCGCTGGCCATCCAGATGAAAGAGCTGGGGCCGAAGGGCGACCAGATCGCCGAGATTATTTCGCCGACTAACCCGGACCAGTCGACCCAGATGCAGCAGCAGATCGGCCAGGCCCAGCAGCAGATGGCCGCGCAGGGGCAGGCGCTCCAGGAACTGCAGGGCGAGCTGCAGAAGCTCCGCCTCGAAAAGGCCGGGCACGTCATCGACAACGAATACAAGGCGTCCATGCAGCGCATGGAGATCGAAGCCAAGGTCGCCGCCGCCGAGATCGCCACCAAGTCACAGCAGCTCGACGAGCGCATGACGTTCGTCACCGACATTTGGCAGAAGCTTCAGGACCAGGCGCACGAAGCCGGTTTGCAGGCGAGCGACCAGCAGCACGACCGCACGCAAGCCGACGCCGCCGCGCAGGCCGCGCAGGCGCAGCAGCAGCAAGCCGCCGCGCAAGAACCCGCGCCGGTGCAGGCTTAGCCCCCAACGATTTTTATGACTGAACCCACGCCGGCAGTTGCGGACCCGACACCCGCCCCAGCAGCACCAGAAGTTTTTGAAGCCCCACGCGACGCCACGGCGCATGCCGAGTGGCGCATGGGAAAAGCGCAAACGCCGAAAACCGACGCCCCGGCAGCGTCATCCAGCGCGGGGAAACCCGCGGAAACCCCCGCCCCGGCCTCGGAACCCGGTAAATTTAGGCAGGAGCAAAAGAGCGGCGCGGAGACGCGCCTGGCCGAAGTTTTGGCCGATCTGAAGACCGCCGGCCTGACCCCGGCAGAGCTGAAAACCTTCAAGCGCGAAGCCCGCGCGGCAGCCGCAAGCGAAACGGACGTGAAACCGGCCTCGTCCCCCGCGCCCAAGCAGCCCGAAGGCCTGAAGCCGCCCGTCAAGCCCGACTTCGCCAACTGGACCGGCTCGTGGCCCGAACTCGAAGCCGCGAAAGACAAGTACTATGAGGACCTGACCGACTACAAATCGGCCAAGGCCATCCAGGACTTCCGCGACGGCGAGACGGCCCGCGTGGCGATGGCGAAAGCCACCAGCGACGTGGCCGCCGCGCAAGAGCGGTACGGCGCGGAGAGCGGCAAAACCATCGTCGAGACGGCGCAAGCGCTGGGATTCGGCACGCCCGAGCAACAGGCGGCCAGTGAGATCCCCGGCACGATTAAGGCGCTCATCGACCAGTCGTCCGTGATGGTCGACTTGCTCTACACGCTGGGCGAGAAGCCCGAGGCGTTCCAGGAGTTCCTGGCCCTCGCGAAATCGAACCCCGGCGGCGCAATCCGCAAGCTCGTCGTCATGGAAGGCCTCGTTATCGACGAGCTGGCCAAGGGCGCAAAGCCCGCGGCCGCAGCCGCAAGCGCCGCCGGCGCCGAAACCGGCGCGCGCGGCGAAGACGGCCGTTTTCTCGCTCCCCCCGCTCCTGCTAAAACCGCTTCCAAAGCGCCCCGCCCGCCGGCGGAGGTCAGTGGCCACGCCACGCCTCCCGCCGATTCGGTGGAGGCCGCTTTTGCCAGCGGGAACCCGACCGCGTTTTTCGATGCAGCAAACCGGCGCGATCTGGCGGCCCGCAAAAGGTAACCAAAAAAGTCAGTGGCCAATCAATTCATCAACACGTCGTGGGTGTGCCTGGAAATCCTGCGCATCCTCATCAACGAACTGGAGTGCGCCGAGTATTTTAACCGCGACTACGAGAAGGAATTCAACAAAGAATTCGCTCCCGGCTCCAACGTCACCATTAAATTTCCGTGGCGCCCCACCGTCACGCAAGGTATGGGCTACGACCCGCAGGGGATCGCCCGTATCTCGACCACCATCTCGCTCGACGAGTGGCTGCAAATCGCCTTCGAGTGGGACGATTACGAAAAGGCCGTCAAGCTGGAGCGCTCCGAAAAGGAGCTGCGCGAGAACTACTGGCAGCCCTGCGCCAAGGCGTTCGCGCAAGAGATCGACTCGCTCTGCGCGGACTTCGCCTCCACCAACGCCTCGAATGTGGTAGGCTCGCTGGGGACCGACCCCACCAGCGTCTCGACTTACTTTGGCGCGCGCAAGATCCTCAAGCAGCAGTCGTGCCCGCCCGGCAAACGCTGCATGCTCATCTCTTCGAGCATGATGGCATCGCTCGGCGCGAACATCACCAGCATCTTCCACCCGGACGATGAGATTACCCAGAACTTCAAGGAAGGCTCCATCGGCCGCCTGGCCGGTTTCAGCTTCTTCGAATCCAATTCGCTCTACGAGCAGACCGCCGGCACGTGGGCTGCGACGGTGACCGTCACCGGCGCGAACCAGTCCGGTACCGCGCTCATCATCACCGGCACCAACGGCGACACCATCAACGCGCGCGACAAATTCAGCGTGGCGAACGTGAACGCCGTCAACCCGCAGACCAGGCGCAGCGCCGGCCCGCTCACCCCGAAGTCGTTCACCGTCGTGCAGAATTACACGCTCGACGGCAACCCCGATACCATCAGCATCCTGCCTCCCATCTACGGCCCGGGCTCGCCTTACCAGAACGTGGACGCGCTGCCCTCCAACGGCGCGGCGCTCACGCTATGGCCCGGCACTGCCTCGCCCAACGGCAAGACCGGCACTATCGGCCTGGCGCTGTCGCGCTTCGGCTTCGGCCTGGTGGGCGGCAAACTCTACCTGCCCAAAGCGGTAGAGGATTCCGGCCAGCAGATGGACCCGGATTCCGGCATCGCCCTCCGCAAGGTGGAGGCGTGGGATCCCGTGCGCTCGGTGAACGTCAAGCGCATGGACTCGCTGCTCGGATTGGGCAACCTGTACCAGGACAACGGCGCGTGCGTCGTGGCTGGAGCCTAACTCTGGGACTGAGGGGGGTGTCTTAATGGACACCCCCTCGCGTCCACAAGGAAAAACTAACATGAAAACTCTCTTCAGCACTCTCGCGCTGGCCAGCGTCCTGGCCTCCGCTTCTTTCGGCCAGGCCATCCTGACCCCCACCACGCTCTCCGCCGCTATCACTTCCGTGAAATCGAAAAACATCGTGGTGGCCAGCGTCGGCTCCGGCGCTTCCGTCATCGCGCCGCCGTCCGTGACCGGCAACCCCTATTCGACTCTGTATATCGACAAGGAAGCCATGACCGTCGAAGCGGTCAACGGCACCACCGTGACCGTGATTCGCGGGCAGAACGGCACTTCCGCCAGCTTCCACGCCTCCGGCGCTTACGTCTTCAGCGGCCCTCCGCAGGCGTTCGCGGTCGGCTCCGCGGACAATGCCGGGCAAATGTTCGGCCCTCCGCCCATCGCGGGCGGCGCTTGCGCGCGCGTGCAAGCCGTTGGCGGCCTCCCGCCCGTCACTTACCTGCCCTCCATCAACGTCGAAACCGGCGTGATCTCGGACTGCGTAGGCGGGGTGTGGGTGAATGGCGTGAGCACGCAATCCACGCAATACCGCCTCAACTTCCCAACCGTCGGCGCGGTGGCCTATACCGGCCTGAACACCAATGGCACGGCGGTGGGCGCGACCACCGTCTATTGCACCGAAATCGACCTGCCCTATAACAAGCTGATTACCGGCCTGGGCTTCCTCGAAGGCACCACGGTGACCGGCAACGCGCGCTATTCGATCCTGTACGATGCCACTGGCAACGCGCTGGCTAACGGCGCACTCACCGGCACGGCCTCCGCCACGGCATCGGTGTTCGAGCCGTTCGCGTTCACCGCAAAGTATTTCGCGGTGGGGCCGGCGCGCTATTTCGGCTGCCTCCAGGACAATGCCGTCGGCTCGACGACCGTCCGCATGGCGGTGACCGGAATCGACGACAATATCCTGACGAAGGGCCAGACCGGAGCCACGTTCGGCACAGTGCCCGCGCTCGCCGTACCTACCGCCTTCAACAGC